GTCGAATTGCTTGTCCACGGCGTTCCTCATCGTTCTTGTCCTGCAAGCGTGTATCCTCTCAAGCAAAGTGAAATTTGCCCGAAGGACGCGCTCTACAGTCCAAGCAGACAACCTATCAGAAGCACTCTTAAGATCAACGGTGGCATAAAAGCCATCCTTTGATCCTTGTAAAGCTAATCTGCCGTTCGTAGTTTGATCTCCAAAGGAGATGCAATTACGTAGACAAGTTTGCTGTACGGAGGCTTCGAGCTGGTATCTAACCAGCTGTTGTACCCACACATGGTAATTAGGCTCCGAGCCGATAAGGCGCGGGCCGGTTGCGGTTTTAGGTACGGCGATAAGCTTCGATGGATGTTCCCGGTTTTCGGGCCATCTAGAGGCATCATCCAGTACGGGAGTATATCTAAGATTGATAACTCCGTACTTATCGTATGGAAATACCCGTTCGAGTTTCGACGGCCAGTCAGAGAAAGTATACTTACTCTGGTCTTTCCGTAAGTTCGATACCCGTCCGGGCCCATGCTTAGGTAACAAACTTCCTTGCGAACCAGCGAAGCTGTCTTCGTCATGGAAGTTGCCGAGCGAGCTTGCAATGATATCCCATACCCTGTGAAGGGCTCGGATGTCGGAGGAACTAAGACAGGAACCTTCGGTTTCTGTTCCGACTCCTTCGAATTCAAATGCAAGGTGATCCCCGTGATGATCAATATGGCCATCAAGGAGAGAAAGACGACTGACATTGATATCGTCCAGAGATAAATCATCTGAACTCCAATGAAGAGTTGGCTTTCGGAGGTCTTGGTCGTTCTTGATGAACTCCCGGACCGCCTCTCTAGTGTATCTGTCATCACATTTATCCTTCAGCTTTGCGAAAACATCGTAGAACTGCCGGATATCTGCGATAGCAGTAACATTAGGCTCGTTCCTAAGCACACCGCTCATATCGAAGACTTGTAGGTAGAGAGCCCGCAGGAATGCAGGCACCTTCACCCTCTCACTAACTACTTTCGAGAGAAAGCAGCCACTGGGAGTGTACAAGCCAACGTCTAGGCACTTATCAAAGTGCTTACGAGCAGCTGGAAGATCAATGGTAAGCATACGCATACCACGAACTTTCAGCTCATGAAGAGAGCGTTTGTAATCACGTTCCCAGTCATGGGTCTTACTACCGTATCCTGGAAGCATATCTAAGAAGATAGCCTCCAAGAAACCCTCAAGCATGTGAACTAGTCTATTCTCCATCGAATAACCTTTCATGGTTGTTGATGATTACTAGAGCTAGCTCCTTATTGCGCTTATAAGTGCTGGGTTAAGCTATGATTAGCTTTCCCACGCCACGATATCGTCTGCCTTAGACGTAACAAAGGCCGCAAGGCCTTGTGCGACGTCTCCGACAGCGCCAACGTTCGATCCCCGCAGATTGCGGATATGAGCGTAGGACTGAGTGGTACGTTGGAAACCATTGGCGTCAGTAGTGGTGACCTTAAGGTCAACAATATGACGTTCAAACTGGCTCTGTACGATACCATTCGCAGATGCGACCGCCTTAGGCTTGCCTTCGTAGGCATGCTTAATGTCGAGTCGTACCTCGGTGCCGGCTACAGTGGTATTATCC